AGAACGCTTGCGACGAAAAAATCTTTTAGTCATTATATACTATGGTTAGAAAAGAATGTCGGCTGTTTCTGTGTAGCCGGTATTGCCTTCTTCATCTTTTCTATAGTATCTCACTATTGATATTCTCCTAAATAACTGTTGTAAATCTTCATCTACTCGGTTTTCCCAAATCTCACGGGGTGATTTTGAGGAAGTTATTATTATACGTTTTGCTCTTAATTGACGTGAACCGCCTTTACATTCTACCCTATGTTCGTATCTATCCAGTATCCGTAATAATGTCCTAAACTTACAAAAGTCTTTACGATAATCATCTATTATTACGTCTTCGTGTCCATCGTATCCTTCCCACCATTTATTATCTTCCATACAAATATAGGGGTCTTCACACATTTCAGTAGCATCACGGGTCTTTCCAGTTCCAGTTTCACCGAAAAACCATAGAACCTCTGTTTTTTCGTTTCGTGGAGGCTCAAAGTATTTGAGCTGGACTTCAGCCATTCTTATGCTTTGATAAGACGTGGCTGTAGCTACAATATCTCTCATATTGTATTGACCCGTAGTAATCTTTTCTTTTATTTCATTAATATCATTGCGGGCTCCTTGCTTCGGGCGGTCGCCAAATTCTTTAAATTTACCTTCCTTACTGCAATATCTTACATTGTCCTCTGTAGAACCGTTTGAACGTTCTAAATGAGCCGTTGGAAGAAGTTTTTTTACTGCTCTAAATGACTTGGCGTTCTTAAAATATATATATCCTTGTAAATGTTGCTTCCCAGTTTCGGGACAGGTTTCCAACCCGTAGCATAAATACTGATAATCTAATTTTGCTAAATAATCTTCGTCCAGAGTGAAATCCGTAAATGAATAATCTCTATATCTACTCATTTATCTAACTTGAGAAAAAATTACACAGAAGTTTTACACAGAAGTCGGGGGTAATACTATAACCCCGACTTCATACCTCTTGCTGTTAACCACCTACGAGGGAAGGAAGCAAATCAGCGAGCCCTACGGGCTGTCGCTGATTTGCTATTCCTTCCATTGTGCCGACGGCCCCCTTTCAGGGAACCCGACGGCACTTACGGCACCAAAAAACGATTGTTGTCGCCTCCGGCATTGTTGCTTTGCTCCGTTCCATGTTCGCACCCGTGCGAACATTGAACTCCGTATCTATATATTACTTCAGTTATTTAACTATCAAAAAAGTATGCGGTGCAGGTGTAGTTGAATGTTAAGCCGGCTGTTGCAGGAACTCCATCTACTGTTGAAGCTCCTAAAGCCATAAAATAAGGGAAATTTTGTGCATCTTCACTCCCACCGGTTCCATAGTGTAATTTCTTACCTTTTCCAAAGGTTAATGTTTTTTGCATCATTTTGAAATTATTCAATTGGTCTGCGTCAATATCACCTTGTGCTTGATTGACTGTTGGACTTGAAAGGTAATGACGTTTATCCATACGGGCTACAAACGCAGATTTATTAACTGGTGTTTGTAAGCTGGTTATATCACCATTAAAAGGTCTTGCATTTTCTAATAATTGACCGTCTTCAAATCTTGAACCGAAATTCTCCAGAACCTCTTTAGCATCAGCGGAACGCTGACGTAAGATTAAATGTCTTACTACATATCTTGTAGAAGAACCATCTACGGGGACCTTTTGTGTAATCCAACCTCTCATTATGATTTTTTTAAGGGTAATAGAATTACCATCACGGTAGAACTCTTGTGCTGTTGCGTTTCCCGCACCAACATTACCCGCTTGCGGAACGGAGGGCATTACCTTCAAAATACTTTGAGAAGTAATTCCTCCTAAAATTGGAGCTTCACCACTGAAAGTGGCTATCTTGAGTTCACGCTGTTTGTTGACGACCGCCAACACTCGCTTTGAAAAAGACATAGTAGGCTTTTTACCTTTGTTAGAACGCTTGCGACGAAAAAATCTTTTAGTCATTATATACTATGGTTAGAAAAGAATGTCGGCTGTTTCTGTGTAGCCGGTATTGCCTTCTTCATCTTTTCTATAGTATCTCACTATTGATATTCTCCTAAATAACTGTTGTAA